TTTAAACTGTGATGTAAATCCTCCAACAGCTTTTACAGGTGGTGTAGATGCTGGTACTCCTAATTTAGATATGCAAGGTTCGTTTGATGGAACAAACTTTTTTAAAATAGAAACTGTAATTGCAGATTTAGATTTAACTAATACTGGAATCAAAGCAGGAATTGCAGATCTATCTACATTTTCTGGTATTCCTTTTACTCGTTTAGCTATGAACTCTAATGGAGTTGATATAGGAACAACGAGTGCAGGTAAAGGTCAATTTCAGTTTGCTGTAGCTGTGAGCAGCTAGGAGGTATACTATGGCTTGGATGGAAGTAGTTACAACTCTTGGTGGTGCAGCTAGTGGCTTTGTTATGAAAGCTGCAGCAGTACGAGCACAACGAGAAGCAGATTTAATGAAACATATGGTTACTGCTATGAATGCTTCAAGCGATTCAGCTAATGAAGCAGTTAAAAGAGTTCCGGTAGATGCTGGTCGTTTAACAAGAAGAGTTATTGTATTTGCAATTCTCTTTGGTGTTATACTTATGCCATTCTTATCGCCTCTTTTAGGCATGACTGTAGTAGTAGAGATAATAGAAAAGTCTGAAGGATATTTATTCGGACTCATCGGTGCAGGTGAGAAACATGTTTTTCACGAAGTCGATGGAGTAATTATGATTCCTGAATTGCGTCAAGCATTGCTTGCAATTATAGCATTTTATTTTGGACAAGCAGCAGCAAAGGCGAATGGCTAATGTGGTGGGCTCTAATGACATTACTATTAGTGGGATGCTCTTCATTACCTAAAGTAAAAGAACCTGTTAAAACAATAACAAAAGAAACGATCGATGCTGTTAATATTGATCAAACTATTACTAATATAGAAAGGTTATTACTTTGGGTTGTGATTGCAGTAGTTCTTGGAATTGTATATTTTATGATAGGAGAAAACAATGCCTGATTTACAATCAATGTATACTAAACTTGGTAGACCTATGGCTATAGTAGCCCCAGCAGAAGTTAATTTAATTATTAATGATATGAATACAAGGCTACAGGAGTTAGAAAATGAAATTAGAAAATTATCCAGTAGTGGAGAAAAAACTTGTGGATGTCCTGAAGGAAAAGTTTCCGAATCTGGAATACCAGCAAGACCTAAGCAGCGAACAGTTCGCAAGAGAAGCAGCAAAAAGAGCGGGAGCGATTGAAATAATTAGGCATCTTGAATCAGTATACAAGGCACAACAAAAAGTTAAAAAAGAAGGGAGGTAGTCATGGGATATGGACCCGGTTCAATGAAAGTATATGCTCAAACAGCATTGAAAAAAAGATCTGATGCTCAATCAGCATGGCAAAGAAATCTTTTAGAAGCTACTGCTAATGCTCAAAAAGAAGCTTATCAAAAATATACTGCAGACGAAAGTCTAGCAGAGATTTCTGAGTTTGCTATTGATATAGACGCATTAAACGTACAGTCAGAAGAACTTACTTCTAAAATATTTGAAAGATTAAATATTGGAAGTCAAACAGCAACAGATAGGTTATCTAAAACAGAAAAATATTTAGCTGCATCAGCATCAAAAGGACCCATTACTGCCGAACAATATAGGAATTTAAATAGAAGACTTATAGCAGCAAGAAAAAAGAATCTTTCTCAAATGCAAAAAAACATAGATGAGTTTAGTAGATCAGATGTATCTGAATTTAAAGTAGATGCTCCTGATATAACCTATAAAGATCCTATAACTGGTGAAGTTAAAACAGCTGGGCAAGGTTCTTATGTAGAACAATTTGATCCTACTAATAGATACCAACAATTAACAGCTGAGTTTGATGAAATGTTTGAACAAAAACGAATAGAATTACAAAAAGATGAATCTTTAAATACTAATACTGCATTTATGTTTGGACAATTCACATCTACTAGAGGAGCTCAATCTGCTGAAGAATACTATGGTCAAGCATATGAAGATGCTGCTGAAGGCACAGGTACTGGTAGAGATTTAGACAGAATAAAAATGAGAAGTAACTTTAGAAAAATAGAACAACGAGAACGTGGTAGAGCTTTAGCTTCAATATTTGGAACAGAAGGATTTTCTCCTTGGAAAAGATCTAGACGTTATGGTATTGGAGATGCTGAAGCTTTTTATGTTGATGATAATACTTTACGAAGAGCTACTGGCATGGATGCTGATGAGCGGTTTAAATTAGATTATGAATTTGCACAACAACAATATGCTAAAAGCAAACAACGAGCAGAACAAGCAGTAGTAGAAGCTAAAGCTGCTGCATCTTCAACGGCTGCACAAGCAGCTCAAGTTGCTCAAGAATCTTTAGATAAACAACGTGAAGATTTAGAACAAACATATGAAGAACAAATGCAAAGTCAAATAACTGAAAGAACAGAAGAACAAAAAGAAAAAATAGCTGCTGAAGGACAACAGATTAAAAGAACTGAAGCTGATCTTAGACAAAGATTAAGAGAGTTTCAACAAAGTAAAAGCAGACGTACTAAACAAAGAGCTAGAAGAGTAGCTCGAATCCAAGATAGAACAAACAGACCATCATAGGAGGTGTCTAATGCTTGAGAGAATTTTTATGTTTAGCCACCCTATGAATTGTAGATACTTCGGAGGAGGTGCTCCAGTTGTTATGGGTGGAATGGGTGAAGACGAGTATCGTAAACTTCTTGAAGAAGAGAGATCTTATAATCAAGAACAAGAAGAAAGATATCAACAACTCTTGCTTGATCAAGAAAGAGATCGGCTTGAAATGGAAACACAACAACAAGAGCAAATACAAATGCAGGAGCAAGAAGCGTTCGATGCCTTGCAAGCACAAGAACAACTTCTTTTTGCCGAGATCCAAGCTCAGGAAGAATCGGAAGAAGCGGGTACAGGACAAGGGTCAGATTTAAGTATGGATTTCTTTGGTTCTCTTTATGAAGGTGTAACTGGAGATGAGGAAGAAGCAACTCCTTATGATCCAGATACACAACCTGAATAGGAGAATGTTAGATGAATGAAACACTAATTGATCGCTATCGTTTTCTTGATAGTCGTAGAACATCTAAAGTACAAAGATGTAGAGACTTGTCAAGTTTAACATTACCTTCTTTGCTGCCTCCAGAATATTGGTCAGAAGAAGATCCATTGAATATGCCATATTCTTCTGCATCAGGTAGAGGTGTAACAGCTTTAGCTAGTAGAATGCTAAGTGCTCTTATGCCTTTAAATGATTTACCATTTTTTAAGTTTGGTATTAAGACAGGTGAAGAACCTAAAGTTGAAGTAGAAAATTATTTAAATAATCTAAGTTATCAAGTATATGAAAAACTAATGAGTAAAAATCTAAGACCAAAAATCTTTCAAGCTTTGCAACATCTTATTGTATGTGGCGATTGCTTATTAATAATGGAAGATGATTTTACATTTAGAGTTTTACGAATAGATCAATATGTAGTCCGTAGAGGAGTGCAAGATCAGGTTATTGAAATTATATTATTAGAATATGAAAGACCTGAAGATGATAGTTTACAAGACGAAGCTTATGCTGACTCTGTACAAAGTTTAAATACTACAGATTTATATTCACAAAAAGGGTACAAAACTAAACTGTGCCAATATAAACTTCAAGAAGATGGTTCTTGGAATTTTAGAAAGGAAGATCCAGATGGAGAAGTGTTGCAAGAAGGGACATATTCTGTGTTGCCTTTTATCCCGCTTAGGTGGGTTGGTGTCACGGGTGAAGACTACGGTCGTTCTCATTGTGAAGAAATTTATGGAGACATTCAAACTCTCGAAGGTTTTACTGAAGCCCTTGTTGAAGGCATGGCAGCTGGCAGCACGTTCTATATGGGCGTTGATCCGGCAGGTATTACCGAAATAGATGACTTAGCTGGAGCTGGTAATGGACAATGGGTATCTGCTAGACAACAAGATGTATTTACTCTTAGTCCTGCAGGTACTATGAATCCTCAGATTCAACAAACAACAGCAGCAGTTGAAAGAATGCGTAGAGAAATTGGTACTGCATTTCTTATGACTGGTAGTTCTATTCCTAGTGGTGATAGAGTTACGGCAACTGCTGTGCGTATGATTGGACAAGAGCTTGAACAAGTATTAGGCGGTGCCTTCTCTGCAATAGCTAGAGAAATGATGTCACCTATTGTACAACGAGCTGTATTTTTAATGTTAAATGAAGAAAGTATTGATCCTCGTTTAGCAGAACAATTTACAGAGGATGGTGTATTAACAGTTGATATTGTTACAGGACTTCAAGCTTTATCTAGAGAAACAGAACTTACTAAACTAATGCAACTAGGCGATATGATGCGTAATCTTCCACCAGAAGTTATTACTACATTTAAGTATGATTCATATGCTAGAGCTTTAGTTAGTTCTCTTGGATTTAATCCTGATAATTGGATTAAGAATCAAGAAGAATTAGCAGAAGAACAAGCTAAACAAATGGAACAGCAAGCTCAAATGCAAATGGCACAAGCCGCTGCAACTGGTGTCTCACAAGGCATTGGTGCTGTAGGTAGAGAAGCTGCTCCACAGTTAGCTGCTCAAGCTTTAGGTCAAGAAGCTCCTGCTATGGAAGGGGCTCCAGATGCCTAGGAAAAAACAAGATCCAAAAGTAGGTACTGGTAAAAAACCAAAAGGATCTGGTCGTAGACTTTATACAGATGAGAACCCTAAAGATACAGTTAAAATAAAGTTTGCAACTCCTGCTGATGCAAGAGCTACTGTAAACAAAGTAAAAAAATCTGGTAAAGCTTTTGCTAGAAAGATACAAATATTAACTGTAATGGAGCAACGTGCTAAAGTTATGGGTAAATCTCAAGTAGTACAGATTGCAAAAAAAGGTAAAGATCAGATTAGAAAATCTAGAAAGAAATCGGGGTAATCATGGCTAAGAGAAAGAAAAAGTCTGTGAAAAAAACTGCAACAAAGAAGGATGCTTGCTATCATAAAGTCAAAGCAAGGTATTCAGTTTTTCCTAGTGCTTATGCTTCTGGTGCTCTAGTTAAATGCCGTAAAGTCGGTGCAGCAAACTGGGGGAATAAAAGTGGCAAAAAGAAAAAGTGATAGTTTAAGGAAATGGTTTAGCCGTAACAAAGGTACAGGCTGGGTTGATTGCAAAACAGGTAAACCTTGTGGACGTAAGTCTGCTAAGGGTGGAAGTAAACGTCCATATCCTGCATGTCGTCCTACTAAAGCACAATGTACATCTGCTGCTAAACGCAAGAAGGGTCCTGCTAGAATTAGTTGGAAGAAGAAAGGGGCTAAGAAAAAATAATGGCTCATAAAAAATTCAAATGTGCATGTGGACATACTACAAGAGTAGAGGGTCCTGATGTTAAAAAAATAGTTAAGCCTTCTAAAAAAGGTGGATACAAAATGAAGAGTAATTATAATCCTACAGGGAGGTAACATGGTTAAAAAACTTTCTAAAAAACAAAAGAAAATAGCTGGTGTTGCTGAACCTCGTAATAAAATCACTAAGGCAGACTTCAATGCTTTAAAAGGCAAGAAGAAGAAAGGAAGAAAATAATGCCCGGACATACTAAAAAGAAAATGACAACTAAGAAAAAAGGTATGGCTAAAAAAGCCCCTAAAGATTTTAAACCTCATATGATGTATGATAAAAAAACTGGAAAAGCTGTTAGAGCTGGTACTTTTGCTAAACATTTAGAGCTTAAAAAAATGGGATATGGTCATACTAAACCTACTAAAAGGAAAAAGTAATGGCAAAGAAAAAAAAGGGAGCCATGAAAGGTTGCACTATTAAGAATGGTTGCAAAAGTAAAGCGGGGGGTCTTACAGCTAAAGGTAGGCGTATGATTAATCGTAAGACTGGCTCTAAATTAAAAGCTCCACAGCCCGGAGGAGGTCCTCGTAAGAGATCTTTCTGTGCTAGAAATTTAGGTCAATTAAAAAAGTTTGGTATTGACTGTAGAAAAACTCCAAAGAAGCGAGCTTGCTTAGCTCGTAAACGATGGAAATGTTAGAAAGGATATTATTATGGCATACGGATATAGTGGTGGAATGATGAGTAGTGGTGGTGGTAAAAAGAAATCTAAACCAGCAGCTAAAGCTGGAGCAATGAAACCTAAAAAGGTTAAGAAAAAAGTTAAGAAACGTAATAAAATGATGTAAATCATGAGAAAGGAGGATAGCTATGGCTCGACCTATCGGAACAGTATATCATCCTACTATGAAAGTCCATAAGTTGTTAACCGATTCAACAGCTGATGTCACAGGTACTGGCATTGAGATGGAAGTTAAACGATTTAGAACAGGACTTGTACATGCAGTACAAACTTCAACAGATAGTGGCGATATTGCTTCTATTAAAATTGAAGGTTCTTTTGATAATAGTACCTATATTGAAGTGCATGATTTTGGTGCAATAAATACAGCAGGACAAGCTGGATCAAAGGCTTCGGTTGTAACTCTCTTTCCTTATATGAGAGCAGTTCAATCAAGTAGTGCAGCCTCTCCTGTAGTAAATGTATTTTTAGGAGAATAATCATGCCACTATGGAAGCCAAATGATATTAATGATTTAATGGAAGTAAAATTTTGGTTAAAGCCAGAAGATTTTTCTTCTAGTGCTTTAAAAGATTGTGGATCTTTTGGTGATAATGCTACATTAGTAGCTAGTGCTGATGCAGGAACTATTAATAAAAAAAATGGAGTTCCTATTATGACATACTCAGGAGCAGATACTAGTGGCACTATGTATGAAACAAGTAATACAACTAGTGGTCCTTTAGATACTGGTACTGGTGAGTTTTATATAGGTATATTTTGCAAAGTAAAAGTTCCTGCTTTAACTTCAGGCTCAGCTAGAGTTTTATTTGCTCATGATACAGCTGGAAATGATTTAGAAATTAGAATGAATACTTCTGAAAAAATTGTAGTAAATGCTGCATCTGATTTAAGTGCTTCAGATTCTACAATAGGAGATAGTTCATCTCTTACAGAAGATCATTATCATTTTCTTGGATGTAGAAGAGAAATTACTGACTCTCATAATAAATTATATTATCATCGAGATGGAGCATTTGAAATAGCTAATGCAGATTTTAATACATCAGATAATATGAGTGATGCTAGAGTTAATATTGGAGGACGCTCTTCTAAAGGTACAGTATTTTGGAAATCAGATCTTGGAGAAATGATAGCTTATCATGATAATCCAAGTGATTCTGATTTAGATAAAATACAAGCTTATATAAATCACAAGTATGGAAACACTTCTCAAATTTCTGCAGGAAGTTATGCATCTGGTCCTCCTACTTCTTGTCATTGTGTTTCAGCACAAACTTTATCAACTGAAGATTTATCTTCTAATGTACAATTCCCTTTTGAAGTGCGTCAAAATTTAAATACGCACGACTCAACTAGACAATAATGATTCCGTAAAGGAGCAATCATGACAGAACAAAATACTAACGAACAATCACAATCTATTACTCCCGGTGCTGAAGCTGCACAACCTTCAGAGGTACAAGTGCAAGCACAAGAAGCACAGCAATCTTTAACAATAACAAAAGAAGAATATGGAGCAGCTCAAGAAAGAGCAGCTTTTGATCTTTATGTAAAGAAGCAAGGTGTAACTATACCTGAAAACTTTAAAGATGCGGGGTCATGGTTTGACTCGTTAAAAGAATCTCAAAAACAATACACACAAGCTCGTCAAGAAATTTCTAATTTAAAGAAACAGTACGAGACACAAGAGACAGCTACTAATCCTAACTATCAGGAGCCAACAGCTGAGACTCCTGAAGTAACTCAAACAGAAGCACCAGTTGAACAACCTCCATCTATAGATGAATTGCGAATACCTTCTAAAGAAGAAGAGACAAAAGAAGCAACATCTGCAGATACTCAGGCTCAACGTGCTTTTTCTGATGAGGATTACAAAACATGGTCTCTTGAAGTTGCTACAACTGGTACTCTTTCTGAAGCTACGCAAGCAGAAATCCAAAACAAGGCTGGGTTTACTAAGCCTATGATACAAGATTTCTTAGCCGCACAAAAAGCTAAAGCAAGAGAAGCCTTTTCACAAGCATCTGATAAAGTAGGCGGCAAAGACCGCCTTGCTAAAATCTTTGGATGGGCATCGAACAATCTTTCACAAGAGCAACAGCTCTCAATTAATGAAGGACTCGCCTCGCCTAACTATGAGATAACTTTAAGAGGACTTGCATCTATGTATGATCAAGCTGCACCTGCATCAAAGGTACAACAAGCTAAAGCTCAAGAGCCTGTAGCTTCTCCAAATCGTGAGGCTGTATCTGCATCTGCAAATGTGCCACAAGGTTATACAAGTAAAAGAGAATTTTACGCAGATCGCAATAATCCTAACTACCATGTTGATCCTAAATTTAGGTCAGCGGTAGAACAAAGAGCTCAACAAACAGATTGGGCTACATTGCCAGCTTAAAGGATAATCATAATGTTTTATCTATTGTAAATCCCCCCGACAGGGCAATGGATAGCATAGAACAAAAACATTAGACCCAACATACGGCATCTTTTTTAATTTTTATTTATTATTATATATCTATGAAAGGATATTACAATGGGTTTTAATGCAACAAATCTAGAATATCGTGCTGGTGCAGCATCTGCTGCAACATCAGGCGGTGTTACTGGACTAAATAAACTTTGGCTACCTATCTGGTCAGGCGAAGTAATTCATGCTTATGATCAATACAACGTATTTGAAGGTTTAGTAGATCATAAGACTATTTCTAGTGGTCGTGAAATGGAATACCCAATCACAGGAACCATTAATCTAAAAACAGCATGGAATGCTGGTGAAGAACTTGTTGGTGGAGATAGCTCAACATCAAGTACTTTCTCTGTTAGCCTTGACTCTCGTCCTATTGCTGCTCACTTTGAGCTAGACAATGTAGACCTTATGGTTACTCAATGGGAATACAGAGCAGAGCTAGCTAGACAAGCTGGTCTTACACTTGCTAACGCTCGTGATAAGCAAATCGGTTCTTACATCGCTCGTGCTGCTCTTTCTGATGGTGCTTCATTTACTGATGACCCACGGGGATCTTCATACAACTCTGCTACAGCATTTGATGATCAATTATTTGCTGATGGTGATTTCCAACACTTAGGAAATGCTAGTGGTTCAGCAACTAGTGCTCAAAGAGTTACTGCTGCTCTATTACTACTTCAAGCAATAGAAGATTTTATTACTAACCTACAAATCCGAAGTGCTCCAACTGAAGGTGTATACTGCGGTGTAGATCCTAAAGCTTTCCAAGATATCCGATCACTAGGCGTTTGCCGTGATACAGGTACTGATGCTACTAATGCTTCTAATGTACTTAATGTACAGCCTATGATGGGTGGAGTTGCAGCAGCTGGTGGTCTTGGTGGAAGCTTTATGGCTCGTCCATTTATGCAAGATACTCTACAGTATATGGGTTGCACTATCTTCAAATCAAATCACTTACCAACTAAAGATTATGGCGATGCAGCTAACCAAATTGGTGAAGCACGTTACAATCTTGATTGGGATTCAGCAACTGTTGAAGCAATTATCTTCCAATCAAACTGCGTTGCAGCTCTTTCCATGCAAGGAATGAAAGTTGATAGCGTTGAAGATGTACGAAGAAACACAAACTTTGTTGTAGCTTCAATGATGAGTGGTACTGGTGTTATCCGTCCTGAGTGTGCAGCTGTTGTTGTTCACGGTGGTGGTACAGCAACTAATGTTGATACTCGTGCTGAATTGCAAGCTCTAGCAGCTACAAATGCAAACTCAACATGGACTGATGAGTGGTCTGCCACATCCTATTAGTGTCTCCTAACTAAGGAGGTTTGCTATGACTAATAACTACTGACACCTTCTGACTTTATACTCACTTAATTTTGGGTTGAAGGCAGAAGGGTGGTGATCTTAAGTCTCTTTGTCCGAGCCAAGGGTATTCGTTTACCCGATATCCTTGGCTTGGCAGGGTAAAACAAATAGACTTTTTGAAAGGAGGTTCCTTATGGGAGCTATAACAAGATTAACGGCTGTTAATGAGATGTTACTTGCAGCAGGAGAGCAGTTAGTAGCAGATTTAACCGATGGTTCTGGAATCTCAACTGGCATAGCTGAACACATATTAGATCAAGTAATCTTAGATGTACAACTAAGAGGAATAGCGTCTAATATATTTAGTAGAAAATACAAACCTGATGCTACTACTGGTAAAATAATAATACCAAATAATGCATTGTCTGCTATGCTTATAACAGAATGCACTAATGATGATGGTAACATACAAATAGCCACTATCAAAGGCACAGGAACAAACGCAGTTCTTTGGAACATTACAGATCAGACTGATGTTTGGAAATCAGATATAGATTACTATGTTGATATCATTCATACTATTCAATGGGATGATATGGATACTCCCGTACAACGAGGTATTCTTTCGGCGGCTGCTAGACAATACCAAATGGTTACGCAAGGAGACGGGGATGCAGACATTTAT